CTCTGAGGTGGCACCATCTGTCTGGGCTATGGTCTACCAGCAAGAAGATGTCGTCGAGGACGCAATATTCGCGCCAGCAGCAGTTGCAGGATGTGTCAACGGTATGCGAAAGCGCGGACCGCTTAAACCAGGTGCTCCAGGTCATCCACAACACCTCGAGGGGTATACCGTTATAGGGCTTGACCCAGCAATGACGGGCAATACAGCAGCAGTTATAGCAACATATAACAAGGCTGACTCAATGATTTATATTCTTGATTGCGTTAATATGGTTGACCCAACTCCTATGAAAATCAGATACTTGATTGAGGACTGGGTACAACGATATAAACCACAAGAACTACGTATTGAAATTAACGCTCACCAGAAAGCCTACGCCCTTGACGACGAACTGCGAAACTGGCTGTCAATGTACGGCTGCCAACTCAACTCTCACTTTACTGGTAGGAATAAGTGGGATACTAACTTTGGTGTGGCTTCTATGGCAAGCCTTTTCGGCTCTCTTAGAGATGGAAGATTCCAAGATAACAATTTAATAGAACTACCTAGCAACGAAGGCTCTGAAGGTCTTAAGGCGCTAGTTCAGCAATTGATTACCTGGAAGCCTGACACAAGAAACGCAACCGACTGCGTGATGGCTTTATGGTTTGCCGTTATCCGTATCCGCGAGATGATGCAATCAGGAACTCAAACTCAACGTTGGGTTCAAAATCGCTGGGCAACTAGAGCACAAACTCAACGACGTACAACAATTAATTTAGATGAAGCCGTTGCAGAACAATGGCAAGAAATATACGGATAGGAAACTACAATGCCTAAGTATCAAGAAAAAAGAACACCAATCAAGGGGAGCGCTTCATCAACTCCTGGCGCTACTAGACCTCGTACTCCGTCTACACCAAGTGCTGATATGACTGCAAGCATCCCATCTCAATCACTACTTCCTAAAGGTACAACTGCACTACCACGCAAGACGTTTGAAGACCAAAAGCGTGTAGACAAAGTTTATCGCTGGCGCTAACTTTTACTAACAAAGGAATACAATGGCATTATCAATCGAGCAGATTGCAGCGCGTGTAGAGTCTTTACGCTACCGCTCTGTAGACAGGGACCAGCGCAACCTTGACGTCCTTGCTGTACGCAAAGGTCAGATTGCTTCTGTATACCCTGACTTCTTTCCAGATGGGGTAGATGCTAATGTCGTTGCAAATTTTGTGGATATTGTTGCGCGAGACCTCTCAGAGGTTATGGCGCCACTACCAGCGGTTAACTGTAACGCGGCAAATTCGGTTTCTGATAGGGCTCGTAAGTTTGCTGATACACGTACTCGCATTGCCTCTAATTATTTTGCTCACTCAGATTTATCTGTACAGATGTATCAAGGCGCAGACTGGTACATCACATATGGTTTCGTCCCGTTCGTAGTAGAACTCGACGAAGAAGCAAAACTGCCACGCATACGCCTAGAGAACCCAATAGGTGCTTACCCTGATTTTGACCGCTACGGACGGTGCGTTGCTTTTGCGAAACGATACACAATGACACTAGGCGAACTTGTTTCCTTGTTTCCTGAATTTGAGTTCGAACTGCTTGGCAAGTTACGCTACAAGCAAGATTTGACTCAACAGGTTGAGATGATTCGCTACTACGATAAAGACCAATCAGTTGTTTATCTTCCAACAAAGGGCAACTTAGTTCTTTCAACTGCTAAGAATCCACTTGGAAAGATGATGATTGTTGTTGCAAAGAAGCCATCTGTTGATGGCGATATGCGTGGTCAATTCGATGACATCATTGGTATTCAGTTGCTACGCAACCGCTTCGCTCTCCTTGCGATGGAAGCAGCAGAAAAATCTGTTCAGGCTCCTATCGTTCTACCTACAGACGTACAAGAACTTATGCTTGGTGGAGATGCGATTATCCGCACCAACTCACCAGCGGGCGTACGTCGTGTAGAACTTAATCTTCCTCAAGGCGCATTCACAGAGCAGACATTGCTCAATCAAGAAATGCGTGTAGGTGCACGTTATCCTGAAGGACGTACAGGAAACATTGACGCCTCAATTGTTACTGGTCAAGGCGTACAGGCTCTTATGGGTGCATTTGATACCCAAGTCAAGAGCGCTCAAGCAATCTTTGCTAGCGCACTACGCGATGTAATTCAAATTTGCTTTGAAGTAGACGAAAAGATTTTCCCAGAG